TGCAGGCGGCGGTGTCGAAGCCCGAAACGTCGAGGGCGGCGAGAGAGGTACTCTCTTTGAAATAGCTTTGCAGCACGGTGACTGCAGACGTGTCGATGCCGCTGGTGTGGATACGCGTGAGGCTCTTGTTGCCGGAGAACTTGTCAGCTGTGCTGGTGGGCTTGAAATAGGCCACCTCGAGGAGGTCGTTCTCGCCCGTCTTGCCGTACCATGTGGCGATGCCGTCGTCTTTCGTGATGCGAAACCACGCGGGGGAGCTGTATTTGTTTGTCACGCCCAGCACCGTGCCTCCGGCGGCTATCTTTACGAGGTAGCCGTTCTGCCCCGCGAGGGCCGCGCCCACCATGTCGAAGAGGCTGCTATCCTCCGCTGTGAGGGTTGCGGCGTTGGTAGAGGAGACGGTGTCGGTGGCGGCGTTGGCCTTTTCGATGGCGGCGGCGGTGGCCGTCTCGCGCTCGGTCTCTGCCTTTTGGCGTGCGGTCTCTGCCGTGGCGCGTTCGCTTTCGGCTGTGGCGCGTGCCGCCTCTGCCGTGGCGCGTTCGCTTTCGGTTGTTGCGCGTTCGCTTTCGGCCGTGGCGCGTGCGGTCTCTGCTGTCGCCCTTTCGCTTTCGGCCGTGGCGCGTGCGGTCTCTGCTGTCTCCCTCTCCGTTTCCGCCTTTTCACGCGCCGTTTCGGCTGTGGAGCGTGCCGTTTCGGCTGTGGCTCTTTCTTCTTCAGAAGAGGCTCTTTCGCTTTCTGCTTTTTCGCGTGCCGTCTCGGAAGCGGCGCGTGCGGTCTCGGAAGCGGCGCGTGCCGCCTCCGCCGTGGTGAGGGCGTTGCCGAGGTTGGTCATTTCTTCTGTTGCGGTGTTTGCGCTGTCGGCGGCGAGCTTCGCGCTGTCGGCGTTGGCGAGGTAGCCCCACCACTCGGTGCTTGCGCCGTCGGTGGGCAGGGCGTTGCCCTTGTTGTCGTCCTTGCGCGAGAAATACGCGCTGTAGCCGTCGGTCACGAAGTCGAGCCGCGCGTAGGAGACCTCCGCGCTGTACGCCCCCTTGTCGCACAGCCCTATCTTTCCCAGTCGGAGTGTGTTTGTTGCCATGATGGATTGTTTTTTATCTGAAAATGTTTTTGTGTGTTTCTAAGAGTCATACGCCCGTGCCCGCGCTGGCCGTGGTATTGAGGCAAAGGTAGCCCTCGCCGTCCACGCTTATCAAGCCCTCGTTGGTGGTGTCTTGGTAGGCCATGTAGAGGTTCATGTCGGAATAGTCCACATAGAACGTGGGATAAAGCACGCTGCCTTTTGCCAATACGCCCGTGTCGTAGTATTCGTCCTTTTCCATGTCCCACGCCCACCAGTTGCCGTTGTCGCCCTGCTTGGTGGGGTGGGTGGTGAACTCCTCGGCGAGGGCGCGGCAGTCGGCCGCCGCGTCCTTGCTGTCTTGCGAGAGCGAGGCGAGCCACTCCTCCTGCGTCCCCTCGTAGCCTCCCAGCCTCGCTATCTCGTAGGCGGAGAGGCCGTTTGCGGGTACGGCCACATCGAGGTCGAGGTCGATGGTCTGCGCCCCTGTGAGAGCGTCACCGTCGTCACACGAGCGCGGCACGAGGGCGAACGCGCCGCACTGGTCAACGGTGTTGCGGCTGCCCTCGCCGTAGTCGGCGATGAGGGTGACGGTGTATGTGCCGGTCTTCTCCTGCTCCGTGCCTTTCCACAGGGCGGTGAGGAGCGAGCCGTCGCGGGTGAAGGCGAGGCTCTTCGTGCAAAGGGCGGAGCGCACGAGCAGGCGCAGCTCCTTGTCGTCGAGGCTCTCGTCCACGCCCTGCCGCGTGACGCTGACGCGCAGGGTGATGTCGTTGCCGATGCGAATTTTTTCCATTGTCTTTTTCTTTTTTCTCTTCTCTCGATTTATTCGGTTGGTTCGTTTTTTTTTCGATTGATTCGATATTTTAGATTGAAGCGGGTTACGGCGCTTTTAGTAGATAGTTCCCGCCCCATCAACGCTCCAGTATATTTCCTGATAGATTGTGCCGTCGGTGGTGGCCTTGCCCGCGCGTGCCTTGCAGGTGAGGTGGACGTATTTCCCCTTTGCGAGTTCGTAGATTGGCATGTAGCCGTCGGTGACGCCGGAGGTCGCCCCTTCTATATATATGGAGTTCGCGCCGTTGTTGTAGAGCAGGATGGTGTTGCCGATGAAGGAGCGGGCGTAGTTCTTCTCATCGGAGGTGAAAGGGCTGCTGCCATGATAGTGTTCCACAAACACGCTCGGAAGCCAGACGTGGTAGGCGAGCGCGGTGGAAAGCTGGAAGTCGATGAATGTGCCGGCCTTGAGGAAGTCGATGCCGCGCCCCGTGATTGTTGAGGGGATGTCGTCGGCGAATATGTAGTCGGAGAGGTTGTCGTCGGTGATGGTTGTGATCTGCCGCCGCAGGTAGCCGTCCACCTTCCGCACACGCAACGCGCCCTCCGCGTCCCACGCGATGTTGCCCCCCGCGAGGTGTCCGCTTCCGTCGCTCTTGAAGGCCGTCACCGCCGTGGCGGAGGAGGGGACGCTGCCGCCGCCGCCTATGAGTATGGGCCACTCGCCGCCGCCTATGAGCGTGCTTGCGACGGAGTTGCTGTCCTGTATGAGGAGCTGGTTGCTTTGCAGGAAGCGTATTACGCCGTTCTCTGCGAGGAGGAGGGATGTGTAGATGGGCTGCATCTGGTTGAACGCCTGCCAGCAGGTGGCCGCGTCAGAACCTGTGGCGGGCTTGTTGGAGGAGGAGCTTGTGTGCGTGGCCTTGCACTCGTATGCCTTGAAGCCGCCGTTGGAGTCGGTTACGGTCACCACGTCAATGTAGCGTATGCCCGTTGCGGTCTGTGCGGGCGTGGTGTCGGTGTCGTTGCGGTACTCCGTGCCTGTCTGCCACTCCGTGGTGCGTATGACGCAGCCGTCGAGGCCGGCCTTCTCCTCGTCTGCCATGCACCACGGCGTGGCCTGTTTCCCCATTTCGAGCTTGGGGCAGGCGAGCCACGGCAGGCTGTCGGAGGAGGATGTTTTTGAGAAGGCGAGCATGGTTGACGTGAGCCCTCCGCTCTCTGTGGCGTCGTCGGTGAGTGACACGCAAAACGGCGTGGCCTGCCTTCCCTCCTCGAGTTTGGGCTGTGTGAGGCTGACCGCCGCGCCGCCTGCGGGGACGATGAAGAGGATGGCCACGTAGCCTATCGCGTCGAAGTCGGCTACGCTCTTGAAGGTGAGCGTGTGGCGGGCGTATGAGGTGGTGAGCGTGAAGGTGTGTGTGGCCGCCCCCGTGATGCCCGCCGTGTCGCCGTCTACGTACATTAGCTCCGAGGTGTCCACCGCCGAGCCGCCGCTGCCGTAGATGTCCACGCGGACGCTTCCCGCGCTCGCGGCCTTCGCGTAGAAAGAGAGGGTGTGCCACGTGCCTTCCCTCATGCCCCTGTCAATGCCCGCGTCTGGGTTGTAGATGACCTGCTGCACGAAGTTGAGCGCGGACGAGCCGTCCGTGTTGGATGGCGAGCGGAGATAGCCCGATGAATAGCCCGCCGTGGTGACTGTGGAGCGCGAGCTGACGTTGAGCTTGTCCCATTCGCTGGTGTATGTGCTTGGCAGTTTCGCGCTGTCGAGAATGTTCTTGTTCGCCCCGACGGCCTCTCCTGTCTTGAAGGTGAGGGTGCGGCGCTGCCATCCGTTCGTGCTTTCCATGCCGCTTTCCACCGCGAAGGCTGTCTCGCCTGTCGCGGAGAGCGTGGTTTCCGTCCCGTCCACGTAGCCTTTTGTGGCTGTGTCGATGAGTACTGGCGCGGTGGTATGCTCCGCCTTTCTTACCCAGTTGATGAAGCGCACGGACATTGGGGTGTCCGCCCGCATGTAGAAGGAGAGCGTGTACCACGTGGAGGGCAGGAGGCGCGTCACGCTGCCGTCGTTTTTCCAGAGCGTCTGCTTGAGGAACACCGCCGTGCCGCTGACGGTGGATGCCGCTGCCTTTTGCCCCGTGGTGAGGGGGTAGTCGTTATTGGTGGTTACGCTGTGCGTGTTCCACTCGCCGAGGTCTCGCCCGCTGTTGAACGCCGAGCCGAGCAAGAGGTTGGCGGCGGGCGAGAGTCCGTCCGCGCCTTTCTCTCCCTGCTCGCCCTGCGCCCCCTTGAAGGAGAGCGCCCACGAGAAGATTTTTGTGAATGTCCGGCCGTCCACCTCGATGGTGATGGTGAGCTGCCCGGGCGAGACGGTGAGCTTGTCCTTTACGGCCACGATTTTGAGGTAGAGGCTCGTGGTGTTGTTGTAGTAGGTGCGGGCGTAGAGGCTGCTTGCGATAAGATACTGCGCGGTGGTGTTTCCCGAGGCGTTGGGCGTGACGCTTGTCGAGCCGTATGCTATCTTCGTGACTTTCGCGGCCACCTGCGCTGTCCCCTTGTAGGCTATCACGCCACACTTCGCGGTCTGTGTGCGTGATGCCGCGCTCTCGCCGGCGGCGAAGGTGTGGCTCTCGTTGGTGAGGATGACGGTGTATGCGTCCGCGCCGTCCGCGCCGTCCGCGCCGTTTGCGCCGTTTGCGCCGTTTGCGCCGTTTGCGCCCTGTTCGCCGTCGTAGAGCTTGTAGAGGGTTATTTCGTCATAGACCCCGCTTGTGACTTCGGTGCAGCGGAGCGTGAGGACGCTGCCCCCGTCCCATATTGAGTCGGTGGGCGAGATGTCCTGCGTGCGGCTCTCGTTGGAGCTGATGTCGGTGAACGAGCTGCCGCCCGCAGCCATGTAAGCCCATTTGTAGCTTGGCGTGGCGACGTTTTGCACCTCCGCCGTGAGCTTTATGGCTTCGGGCGTGGGGGTGGAGGAGACTGTGCCGTCGCCCTGTCTCTCGTATTTGAATACCTGCGAACTGGCGGTGAGTGTGAGCAGCGCGGGCTTCGCGGCGTTTTCAACGGCCGTGTCCACGGCGGAGCCTATCTTTTCTTCGAGCTGGTCAATAACGCCCGACATGTAGATGTTTGAGAGGTAGGCGGAATATCCCTCCATGCTCGTACCGCCTATGGTGAGGCCGGTGAGGTCGCCGAGCTGCATCATGATGTTTCCCTCGGCGATGTCCCATGTGTTCATGCCCGCAAGGTAGCGCGTGTAGGTTTTTGTGCGCAACACGCTCTTTTGGCGTGTGGTGTCGGTGGTGTTGCCAAACACGGCGAAGTGCATCCCTGCGGCGGGCTGGGCGGAGCTTGTCCACGAGGTGTCGGAAAGTGAGCGCAGCTCGTAGGTGAAAGAGGCGTTGGCGGCGGTGTCGGTTACGGCTGTTATTTTGAAATAGACGGCGGTGAAGCCCGCGTGCTGTATGTTGCCTTTGAGGTCGTCGCTGTCGGCTGTGGCGTTTCCCTGCTCGTAGTGCCAGTAGCCTATGCAGAGGTCGCCCGCCGCGATGGCCCCTATTTCGCCGCTTTCGAGGTGGAGCGTGGCCGTGCCTGTTCCTGTGGCGCTGCCGTCGGTGCCGGTGTCGGGGGTAACGGTCTCTATTATGCCGCCGCCCGGGGCTTGCCACTCGTCGCCCTGTATGACCGTGGCGCGGTTGTAGCGCAGCTCGGGCACTTCGAGAAAGGAGCGCAGGCGGAGCGTCTCGGCGAGAATGTTGCCCGCCGTGTCGATGCTCCACGCCCACTCCGCGCTGTTGGTGGCGGACTTGTAGCCGGAGCGTATGATGTCGTAGAAGATGCTCTCGGCTTTTGATATGAAGCCCGCATTAAAGGTAATTTGGCTGTTCTCAATGCCGTCGCGCAGGTCTTCTATTATTATATTAATGGAGTCGATGAGGTCTTGCAGCTCCTGGTCGCCGTCGGTTATCTTTTTCTCAAGACTTTGGTCTGCGGCCTCGCGCTCGGTCTTTTCTGTCGCGAGGTCTTCCTCCCATTCCGCCTGCGCCCCCGCCGAGCCTCCCGTGGTGAGGTTGTCCTTCATGTACTGCGCGAGGTCGTAGAGGAGCGAGCCTACGCGCTCGGCGGTGTTCTCGCTGATGCCTGTCTCTTCCCTTATTTCGGTAGCCCTTGCTTGGAGGGCGGCGATGGTTGTGGCCATGGTTTTTTATTCTTTCGATTGATTCGATTTTCTCGATTTATTCGATTGAAGCGGCTCTTTCGATTTGTTCGATTGATTCGATTTGTTCGAGAGAAGCGGGCTATTTTGTTGCGACGGCGATTTCTTCTGCCTCGCGGGCTTTTTCGTTGAGTTCGTGGAGGGCGGCCCATGTGTCGCTCTCGATGACGGCCTGCCTTTTGGTGATGTCGCCTCCTGTGAGGGCGCGTATTTGCGTTTCCATGTTGCGGCGCATGTCGGCCGGCTCGTCGCCTGCGGCCGCTGCGGGTTGGAAAAGGTGCGGGAACGTGGCGGCGAAGAGGCTCTTCAGTCCCGAGATCCAGACGATGGCGAGGGCGGCGTGCCATGGGCGCACGGCGCGTGCCTTGTAGCCCGGCCACAGTTTCTCGAGCAGGGGGCGCATGGCGGGGTTTTCGGCTGCGTGGGCGTAGCCGTCTTTTTCCGATATGCCTTGCAGCGCGGCCTGCCACAAGTTCTCAATGACGAGCCAGTCGGCGAAGGGCGTGTTGTGCAGCTCGGGGTCGATGGCCTTGCCGCCCGCAAGGCGGTCGGGGCGTGCCGGCGCGTCGGGGGCGTGGTCAAGAAAGCCGAGCGAGTTGGCGGCCACTGCGAGGTGGTCGGGGCGCACGCGGCGCACAAACTCTTGCGGCACGGTGCGCAATACGAGCCAGCATTTTATGGAGTCGGTGGTGAAGCCTGCGGCCATGAGGCGGGCTATGTAGCACAGCTGAGGGGCGGTGAGCTTGTCCCACGCGGTGGGGAGGTTGATGGAGAGGGTCATGTGGCTTTTTCCTTTTTTTCTCTTCTTCTTTCGATTGATTCGATTTTCTCGATTTATTCGCGAGAAGCGTTTTTTTCGATTGATTCGGGAGAAGCGATTTTTTCGATTGAAGCGATTTTTTCCTTATTCAAAGCTCTCGTCGAAGGTTTCGTCGAAAATGCTTGTGGCGGCCTGTGCGGGATGGGGCGTGCGCGTCACCTCGCGCCACGTGGCAGAGAGGCGCGGCATGGCCTCCGCCCCGCTGCCCTCTTCCAGCTCGCCGTCGGTGAGGGCGAGGCTCGCGCCGTCGCTCATGCGCTCCACGGTCTTTGCTTCGAGAAAGTCGGCCGCCTGCGCCACCTGCCCGTCGGGCAGCGCCACGGTCACGCCCTCAAAGGTGGTTTCGTTGTCCACGATGTAGTTGCGGTAGATGCCGTTGAACACCGCCGCCGTGCGCTTGGGCTTGTGTTTGGCCGTGACCGAAGAGAAGAGCAGCGTTTCCCACTGCCCGAAGGCGTTGCGGTAGCGCAGCTCCTGTGCGCCAAACGGCCTTTTCATGGAATAGTAGCGGAAGGAGGCCGTCTGTCCGCTGTTGGTCTTGGCCGCGAGTGTGGCGTAGAAGGTGTTGCGATAGGAAGAGGGGATGTCGTCGGCGTAGTCGCTCCATTTCCATTTCACGGTCTCAATGTCGTCGCTTGTCGAGGTGGTGGCGGTGAGCGTCTCTGCCTTTTGCGTGCCGTCGGGAAAGAAGAGGGTGAGGGTGAAAATGAAAGTCTCGCTCGCAAGGTGCATTACGCTCACATATTCCGTGCTGCCGTAAGAGGTGACGCGCTGCCCTGTGGCGAGCGAGAGGGCGCGGCCCTGGCACCACGAGGCCGCGCCGCCGCTTGCCCATGCGCGGCAGGGTATGAGGGTGCAGCTTGCGGCCTCCGTGCCGTCGAGCCACAGGGCGAGCGTGGCGGTGTCGGTCTCCATGCTGTCGGAAAGGAGCGCGGCGAGGTCTGCGAGCGTGGCCGTGCCGCCGGTGTCGCCCGTGAGCGTGGCTGTGAGAAGGTATTTTGTCTCGCTGTCGGTTTTGAGTATGAGCTGCACGGCGCAGGTCACGCCCTTAGCGAGCGCGAGGGTGACGGTGTCGAGCTGCTGCGGGAAAGCGACGGAGGGAAAAGAGGTGATGAGGGAGGGCATGGTATTCTTTTTTTTCTCGATTGATTCGATTGATTCGATTTTTTCGAGAGAAGCGATTTATTCGATTCTTTCGATTGAAGCGGGTTTCCCGATTTAATCGGGCGCGACGCTTACTTTGCGGCTGTCGGTGTGTTCGTCGAGCGTGGTGAGCTGTATCATCGGCACGGTCGGTTCGATGCTGTCCCAGCCGTTGAAGGCGCACACGATGCGCAGGGGCTGCAAGAGGATGTCGTGGAAGGCTATTTCGAGAGCCTGTTTCATGGTGAAAAGCTCGCGCTTGTCCGAGCCGCTGTTGTTGCTCTGGCTCTTTCCCGGCACTGCCCCCACGAGGTTGGGGTGCACGTTGTCGGCATAACATATTGTGTTAGCCGCCGCCTGCACGTCCTCTGTCCAGTCGCCGCCCTCCTTGCCGGTGTCGATGCGTGTTATTTTCACGTCGTGCACCTCCCGTCCGTCGGGGTTCATGTAGTAGGAGCTTATCCAGACCTTGTCGGAGTTTTCGAGGCCGGCCACGAAGTCGCGAATGTTCTCCTTTTCCTTCCTTATGCGCGCCTGTATTTCCTCGCGCCCTGTGATAAACTCCTCGCGCACAATCTTTTGCCAGTAGTTCTGCTCCACCTCCACAAGATATTTCACGCTCGTATGGTTGCGCAGCTTCGCTCTCTTCCCCACAGAAATAAGGCGTTTCTCGTCGTAGGAGCCGCCGCGCAAGACCGCGCTCCAATAGGGGACGGGGTAATATTGACAGCCGGCTGTGGGGAAGCGCATGAGGATGGCGAACTTGCGGCCGCGCTTCGCGTCGTGGATGAGCCCGTCGGCGAGCGGCTCGCGTCCCATTTTCTGCATGAGGTCGCCGAGCGGGTCGAGCTCGTCGAGCACGGGGATTTTCTCCACCCCGTCGGGCGTGGCCTGTCCGTGCCGCCAGTTGGCGAAATATACAAAGGGGATGTGGCCGCGCTTGTCTGCCTTTGCCATGCGGCAGTAGCAGGCCTCCTTGTGGCGCAGGCGGTTTATGCGCTTTCCGTCGCGCGAGAGGATGACCACGGCCACGGCGAAAAAGAAATATTTCATGTCGGTGGCCTGCTCGAGAAAATAGGCCGGCAGGCTCTGGTGCTTGGCCCACTCCCGCGCCTCTTTCAGCTGGCGCGCGGTTTTGGGCAAAATTCCCGCAGTGTCTGGCGCGTCCCCAAGCATGGGGGTGAAGCGCAGCCCCGCGCCGTAGCAGGTGAGCACGTTGAAGAGCTTGTTTTGCGCCGTCACCTCGTCTGCCCCCACGAGGCGTATGAGTTCGTAGGGCAGCTGGTCGTCCGCGCCCCACGGGGCGTAGAGCTCGCCTGGCATTCCCGGCACTGGCCGCGCCCTGAGTGTGGCCTCGTCGTCAAAGATGCCGGTCGTGTCGGCCACCTCGCCCATCGCGTCGGAGAGGCCGGCGGGCGTGACGAAAAAGATGTTGTCGTTGTCTTGGGGTTTCATGGGTCTTTTTTCTTTCGATTTTCCCGATTCAATCGTTTCTTTCGGTTTATTCGATTTTCCCGATTTATTCGATTTTTTAGAGAAACACGGCCATACCGTCGATTTCAAAGAGGCTGACGGCCTTGAACGCGCGTATCTGGCCGCTCTGCGGGAAACGCACGCGGCAGAGTCCGCCCCTGCGCCACGCGCCCGAGAGGGTCACGCCACGGTATGCGAGAATGTCGCCCGTGGAGAGTTTCCACAGCCTGAGGTCGTGAGGGCGGCGGTCTGAAAGCAGGCGCAAAGCGTCGTTGAGGTGGATGGCGGCGGGGGTTTTCATTCGGTTTTTCCCTGTTTTTTCGATTGAAGCGATTTTCTCGATTTATTCGATTTTCTCGATTTATTCGATTGAAGCGATTTATTCGAGCGTGGCGTATTCCTCCCTCGCGTCGAAGCAGGGGCAGGCTTTTTTGCAGAAGTCGCGGTGTCCGTACACTTTGAGGGCGGGATATTGCGCCTTGAGCCTTTTCAGGAGGGCGAGCAGGGCGGCCTTTTGCGCGTCGGTGCGCGTGTCGGCGGGCTGTCCGTTGGCTTTGAGGCCGCCTATGTAGCAAATTCCGACGCTCTGTTTGTTGTGGCCTTTGCAGTGCGCCCCGACGCGCTCCTTGTCGCGCCCTCTCTCGATGGTGCCGTCAAGGCGCACCACGTAGTGGTATCCGCAGCCGTCCCAGCCCATCTGGCGGTGCCAGCGGTCTATGTCTTTTACGGTAAAGTCTTTTCCCTCCTTGGTGGCGGCGCAATGGATTATGGCCTCGGTAATTTTTCGTGTCATGGCTGGTTTTTCTTTTTTTTCTTTCGATTGAAACGATTGATTCGATTTATTCGGGAGAAGCGTTTTCTTTCGATTTGTTCGATTCTTTCGATTTATTCGATTGAATGGGGGTCGCGGCCTCCGCCGCGTCAGAGAGCGCGCCTCCCACGTCGGGCAGCTTGCGGCGGGCGAGGGCTATGAGGAAGCGGGCGAGCGTGGCACGGAGGTCCTGGGGGTCGAAGTCGATGCCGCGCAGGTAGAGAAAATGTCCCGCTATGCTTATCAGCTCGCAAAGGCAGCACACCGCCGTGGCCACGAGCGAAGCCCACCAGTGCGCCACGCCGAGCAGCGGCAAGAAGGCGTGGCCTATGAAGACGCCGAGCGTCACGGTGAGGAAATAGTCGCCCGCCTTGGTGAGCGTGCGCCGCCACGCGCGGCTTTTGCGCCACTGCCAGTGGAGCATGGCCGCCTTGTCGCCGGCCTCTTGCGCCTCGGCGTAGCGTTTGCGGCTCTCGCCACGGCCAAAGCGATAGTCGGCGATGACGCACACCAGCACGGCCAGCAAGAGCCACTCCGCCCCCTTATATATATTATAGACGGGGAGCAGACACACGGCGAAGAGCCATTTTGCCAGTGAGGAGGCGGCGGATGTCTCTGTTTGCGGAAGGAGCATTTTTTTTTTTTTATTCTTTCGATTTATTCGATTCTTTCGATTTATTCGATTGAAGCGGCTTTTCAGCCCGCGTTGTTCGCTGTCATGTTGAGCGCGGGGGAGGGGGCTGTCCATGTGGCGGTGAGGGTGTATGCCGACTGCGAGCCGGCCTTTTCCGGCCTTTTCAGGCTGACGGCCACAATGGGGAAGGGACGCGCCGACGTGCCGAGAAGCATCTGTGAGCCGTCGGTAAGATAGAGCGCGAGCGCGATGGGCGCGGCGGGTACGGCGAACTCCTGGCAGAGCGTGGCGGTGAGCTTCGATGTGAAGACGCGCTGCCCGTCTTTCATATCCTCGCTCACTTCGAGCGACGAGAGGCCGGCGGTCGGTATTTCCTTGAAGGTGATGTCGCCGGATACCACCACCTGCGACGTGGGCGGGAACACGAGCGCGGAGGTGAGCAGGCTCGCGGAGCAAAAGGCGATGCGATTGATGTACATTTTTTTTCTTTCGGCTTCTTCTTTCGATTTATTCGATTTTCTCGATTTATTCGAGAGAAGCGTTTTTTTCGATTGATTCGATTGATTCGATTTATTCGATTGAATGGGTGGCGGCGGCCTTTTCTTTCACAAAAATGGGTTTCACCTCCACGGCCTCGGCGGGCCGCGCGGCCTCCTGTATGTATGAGGCGAGCATTTTGCGCACTTTTCGTTCGAGGTCGGGAATGCGGCGGAAGCCTGCGGCCTCGGGGTCGGCTGTTATCTCAAACTGCTGCGGCACGATTTGTGAGTAGTCGGGGGTGTTGCCCTCGGGCATGTCGAGGCGGGTGTATTTGCCAAAGGTGGCCAGAGCCTGGGCAAAGGCGCGTGGGTCGTCCTTTTTCCGTGCCATCTCGAAAGCCTCCTCCGCCCTTTGCAGGAACACGTAGCGGTAATAGTCCGCCGTGCATTGGTTGAGGTTTCCGAGGCATATCTTGATGAGCCGGAGGTCTTCGTAAGCCTGCGAGTGCGAAATGCCGTAGCGTTTTTTCATTTCGGCCACCACGGCGTTGTCGAGCAGGCGCGGGTTGAGCAGCCACCAGTTGTAGATGGCGCGCATTCTCACCAGCCTGTCCTGTATGGGCTTCGGGATGTGCGCCTTTTCCATTTCCTCTTCCGAAGCGAAGAGGAAACGCTGCGTGCGCTGTATGACCTCGGGGTTCATTCCTGGGCTTCTTTTTCTTTCGATTTAGTCGATTCTTTCGATTGATTCGGGGAAAGCGATTCTTTCGATTTGTTCGATTGAGCGGCTGCGGGCTGGTAGCTGTCGTAGAGTGTGAGGTTGCGGTGATATTCCGTGTCGAGTTCGGAGAGTATCTTGCAAAGCTCGTAGCGGTCGCACGGCTCGAGGTGTTCCATCTGGCGGAGCGTCTCGCGCGTTTTCTTGAGCTTTTTCCACACTTCGCCGTTGCGTTCCCACAGGTCGCGTATGTCGTCGGGCAGGCTGTCGTGGTCGTCGCGTTTCCCCACATATTGCGCGGTGTGCGCCTTGATGGTGAGGTCGGCAGCGGGCAGCACCTTGCGCTCCATCAAGGCCACGTCGCGTACGGTGAGCCCGTCAAGACGTATGCGCAGATGTTTCTTCAGCTCATATTCGAGCTTCGCGGCCATCTTGTCGGGGCGGCGCAAAATGTTGTGGTAGAGGATGCGGTTGCGGTTGAGCGAGAGGAGCAGCGACGCGCCCTCCTCTATGTCGCGGGCGGCGGCGTCCTTTTCCAGCCATGCCTGCATGGCGGCTGTTATCTTGTCGTCCATTGGGGGTGGTTTTTCTTAAAACATTGCTCCCGGCTGATTCGGTTCTCTCGGTTTCTCGATTTAACCGATTTAATCGATTTAACCGATTGAAGCGATTGAAACGATTCAGCCGGGAGCAACGGCTTTTTTCAGGGCGGGCGGCGTCTCGCCTTATGTGGTGGCGGCGCTTGTGCTGCCGGAGCAGTCGATTTCGCCGTCGTCGGTGGTGATTGTGCCGGTGTAGTAGGGCGCGGGGCAAACGTCGGTCACTTCGATTTCGAGCGTTGTGCCGAAGTCGCCGCTTGTCCCCTCGCCGCTCTGTTGCTGCGGCTTGGTGTCGGTGGGGAAGCTCTCGTTACCCAACACGCGCCACTTGCCGTTTCTCAGCTGCACCAAATAGACAATGTCGTCGGTGAGCATCTGACGCACCACGCCCGAGGCTGTCTCATCTATTTCGGGGTGGTAGAGCGTGGCCTTGTTGAGAAACGTGCGGGCGGGGATGTCGCCCTGCGTCTCGGCTGAAATCTGGCCTTTGTTCAGTGTGAAGTCGATGCGGTGCCACTTCTTGTCGGCGGCGGTGGTGAAGCTGCCGCTGTAGGTGGCGAGCACGCCCACGTCGGTCGAGGCGGTCGAGGGGAGCGTGGGCCACGCGGTGATGTCGTCCTTCGGGATGAAATAGCCCACTTGGCGTATGCCGGGCAGTACGGTCGTGCCCTTGCAAAATTTCAGGCTCTCATACAGAGAGGCGTCGGTACATGATTTTGCCATGGTGATGTTTGGTTTTTTTCTTTCGGTTGATTCGATTTAATCGATTTTCTCGATTGAAGCGCGGGGCGGGGCCTTATGCCGTGGCTGTCTTGGCCACCATGAGCACCTCTTTCGATACGGAGGCGAACTGCACGCCAAAGACGAGCGCGGCCTCGAGGGTGAACTCCCATGGCTTGTATTTCTCCACGGTCACTCCCTCGTTGGGCAGGCCGCCTCCGTAGCCGAACACGAGGTTGCGCTGCGGGGCGATGTGGATATAGGAGCTGCCCTTCTTGCTGACGAGCGGCACGAATGTCGCCAGCCCGTCCGAGCCTTCAAGGGTGGTTTTCTCGTAGTGGTCGTTATATACGATTGCGCCGGTTTCTGCCTTGTAGGCCTTGAGGTACTTGCGGTACTGGTCTTTTGTGCAGTAGATGTTGACGGGAATGCCTTGCAGCTCGTCGCTTGCGGCCTCGTAGATGCTTTGGAACACGTCCACGGCGTTTTGCTCCGTGATGGCCTCGGAAAGCTCCAAGTAGTTGCCGTTTGCGGCGGCGAGGTTTCCTGCCGTCACCTCGTCGGCCGTGATGGTGTCGAAGCCGTTGAAGAGGGTGGCTGTGGTGTCGCCCGTGTCGTCACGCTTGGCAGACCAAATGGCCATGTTGAGGGAGCGTCCGAGCTGTGCGGCCATGTAGGAGAGGATGTCCTGCGCGATTTGCGTGCTTTTCAAGGCCTCGCCCTTGAACACGCGCTCGCCGAAGATGGTGCCGTATAGCTCGTTGGGGTCGAAGTTGAGCGCGTTGTTGCCCAGATAGGTCTCGAGCGTGCGCGGGGTGAGCGTCACCGCGCCGTCGCCCCAGCGGTCGCGCTTGTAGGGGCCGAGCTCAAAAGAGCCTGAAATCTCGGTGAGCGTGTGGCGGCCAAATACGCCCGGCATGGGGGTCATGTGCTTGAGCGTGTCTTCTGCCGCGATGACGGGCATCTGCAACAGCTGCCGCTCGTAGGTGTGTGCCGACTTTTGCAGGTCGGAAAGTGTTACGATTGTCTGTGCCATTGTGGTAGCGTTGAGTTTTTGTGTTGGTTTTTTTTCTTTTTTTTCTCTCGATTGATTCGATTTTTTCGATTTAACCGGGAGAAGCGGGTTTCTCGATTGATTCGATTTTCTCGATTTAATCGAAAGAAGCCGCTTCCGCGTCTCTTAGAGCGCGTGGCGGATGCTTTCGAGCATGGAGAGCGCGGTGGGCTGTGCCGCCTCTCTTTCGTCTTGTGGCGCGTCGGCCGGGGTGTCCTCGCCGTCGGCTTTTTGCAGCGCGGCCACTTGGGCGCGGAGCTGGCGGTTCTCCTCTTCAAGAATGTTCATTTTTTCTTCAAGGGCGGAGGCTGCGGGGCTGGTTTCGGGTGCGGCTTGCGACTGCGCAGTTTGTTCGTTGTCTTTCATGTTTATTGTGTTTTTTGAGAGTTTGAGGGCTTGGAGTATTTTTTCAAAAAGGCTTTTTTCTTCTTCTTTCGATTGATTCGATTCTTTCGATTTATTCGATTGAAGCGATTGATTCGATTGAACGGGGGCTGGCAGCGGCAGACCGCAGGCGGCGAGCTGGTGGCGCACGCGGTCGGTCACCTCCTCAGGATCGCCATCCTCAACGAGGCGGTCGCAAAGTCCGAGGGCGAGGCACTCCTCGGCGGTGAGCCATCTGCCCTCCCGCATAACGGTGGCCATCTCGGAGGGTTTCTTCTTCGTGCGGGCGGCGTAGAGCGCGGCGATGACGGAGTCTACCTGTTCGAGGTCGCCTTTGGTTTTCAGCAGCTTCGCGATGGCCGCTTCAAGCTCTTCGGCGTTCATGCTGTCGAAAAGGTCAACAAACTGCGAGCAGCTGTGGACGAGCATGAGGGCGTAGCGGCTCATGCAAATCTCCTTCGCGCCCATGGCGAGAATGGTGGCGGCGGAGGCTGTCATGCCATATATATATACGGTCACGTCGCCGTGGTCGATGAACTGCTGGCGTATGTCGAGCGCGGTCTGCACGTCGCCGCCGTAGGAGTTGACGCGCACGGCGCAGGGCTTCCCCTCCGTTTTTTTGAGCTGCGCGGCCACCCATTGCTTGCTGATGGGGTAGCCTATGTAGGAATCTATGTCGAACGAATAAGTTTTCATGGGGCGGAATGGTGTTTCTTTTATTGTTTGCTTACAGGGCAAAGATAGATTTTTCGCCTGTATATGTAAAAAGACAAGGGGAAACCGTGAGGACGGCGGCGGCGGTTTCTTTCGATTGATTCGATTTATTCGATTTATTCGATTGAACGCGGCGGGCGGGGCGGTTGCCGCGCCCGCCGCTTCGTGGGGCAAAGATAGCTTCTTCTTTTATTCAGCCGCCGTGGGGACGGTGAATTTCTGAATTTGCAGGTTCTCGGGCTTGAGCGCCTTGCGGAGCACGCTGCCCATGGTGTAGCGGGCGCGGACGGCCTTGATGTTCTCTGCGGTGACCTCGGCGGCGGTTGCCGACGCCGTGCTCGAGAGGGTGGGGCGGAAGCTGCCCACGTCGCCCAGACGCACGGAGAGGCCGAGCTTGAGGTAGTGGATGAGCGCGTTGTCGAGGGCTACAAGGATGGCCTTGATGTCGGTCTTCGATACGGTCGTCTGGTCGTTGATATAAGAGGCGAGCTCGTCTTGCGAGACGGGAAGCACGGGGGCCATCTGGGCGTAATAGCTGCTCTCACCAGTCTTGGGGCTGGTCTTTTTGCGGGTAACGTACTGAATCATGGTTTTTTTCTGTTTTTTCAGGTTAGACGGAAGGGTTGTTTTTTGTGGCCACGATGCAAAGGAAAGGCGCGGCGGGGGGCGGGGCAAAAGACATTCTTTTTCTTTCGATTTTCCCGATTTATTCGATTTTTTCGATTTAATCGATTTTCTCGATTGATTCGATAGAAACCGCTCCCGTCCGTGCGGCGCGTCCCCTCGCGGGGGCTTTGTCATTCACGCGGCCGGCCTCGCCACGCGGGGGCGGGGCTGTCCACCGCAAAGAGCGAACCCACCGGCGCCCTACGGGGCGGGAGGCCAGAGCGGGCGCGGCGGGGCGGAATATGCGGGCGGGGGTCACGCCCAGTTGCTCGAGGAGGCCAAGGGAAAAGAGGACGTGGGAAACTTCTCACAGCCTATATAGAGAGTGTCCCATGCGTCGGAGCCGTCGGTACGCGCCTCGAGGCGGTCTTCCTCGGTCTCGGCGAGCTTCTCGCCGCGCTTGTCCTTCTTGCCGTTATAGACGCCGGCGGTCTGAATTGAAATGAGGAGGTCTTGGTTGCGCTCCTCGTTGAAGTAGGGGGTGAGACGGTTGTTGCCCGCGAAGCCGTTGTTTATCAGAAGATGCTTCTCGGCGTGGTTCATGGGGTGGCCTATATAGACGGGCGTGACGCGCCACCCGCGCCGCGTCAGCTCGTTCTGTATGACGAAGCGAAAGTCCTCGTTGTTGACCGCGTAGTTAGAGCCGAGGGCGGTGGAGTCGTGGTAGAAGATGACCTCGTGGAGGGGCAGCGCGTTGTAGTAGGTGCAAAAGTCGGATACCAGCTCCGGCAGCTTGCGCTCATATTTCACGTAGAAGGAGTTGAGCGTGTTCATGCGCCCCGCGCCCTCGTCGGTCTGTCCGCACACCATCCAGTTGATGTTGCGGTTGTAGTCGAAAGCGATGCAGAGCGGCTGGTCGCGCAGGATGTCGGAGTCGGCGCGGCAGTCGGGCGCGGTGGGGACGGGCGCGAAGTCGGTGCTGTCAAGGTAGGAGAAGTTGGCGGCGGTGTATTTGTGCCACGGCTGCATGGATGAGTAGAAGCCGTCCTTCAATATGGTGACGGGCTGGCAGAGGATGGATGTCTGGAACACGAGCGGCGGCAGGTCGCGCTTCTGCTGGCGTATGAAGTCCTCGCCGAGCACCTCCATGTTGGTCAGCGAGGAGTAGCGGCGGAAGAGCAGCGCGTGACGGCGCAGCTCGGGCAGGGCGCGGGCGAAGAGCGACCGCTTGCGCTCCTCAAAGGAAAGCCCGGGCGCGTCGGGGGCAAGAGCCGCGCCCGGTTCTTCCGATTGATTCGATTTATTCGATCCATTCGTGAAAAACGATTCATTCGAGAAAAACGAATGAGACGGCCGGAACGGGCTGGCCGCCCTGTCAGCAAGTATGGCCTCTATGAGGGCTATGGTCTCGGGGGTCTGTCTGTCCTCATAGCGCAGGAACCAGCTGCCCTTGCGGTCGATGGGCATGTCGGACGTGATGAGCATTCCGTGATGCCACGGGCAGTGGCCAAACTCGCGCTGCTGCCCACGGTTGGCCTGAAACGTCTCGTTTTTCAGCTGCTCAAACTTTATGAACTTCGCCTCGTCAATGTCCAGAAAGTCGAAGCTCTTGGAGTTGGATGTGCCGCTGCGGTCTTGCGATATGATTTGCGCTATCGCTCCTGTGTAGAAGCTGATGACGTTGCCCCAGTCGTCCGGCTCGATGAGGGGGCGCGGCCAGCCCAACTGCTTGGGCGGGCGGCGGCCAATACACCAATGCACGTCGCGCTTGTACCCCCACGCCTCCCAGTGCATGGTCATTGAGGGGATGGTGTTGGTCTTGGCGCGTATGGCGTTGGGCGCGATGATGGCCGTGGTGGAGCGCGGCATGGCCTGGAAATTGCGCAGGTTGATGGCGGCATGGAGAAGACCTTTGCCCGTGCCGCGCCCGGCCACCACCACGCTGTCACGCGCCCCGATGGCGCACACCTCGCGCTGCATCTTGTTGAAATATACTTTTTTCATTCTTTCGATTGATTCGATTTTCCCGATTTATTCGAGAGAGGCGGGGCTTTCGATTGATTCGATTTATTCGATTTTTTCGATTGAGGCGCGGCGGCTTCTTTGTTTTTTTCGCGCCGCCCGCGTCACAAACTTTTTTTCTTGTAGCGGCGGCCCAGGATGACACCGCGCTCGGCGTAGGCGCGCCGCAGGCGGTAGAAACGCTGGCGCACGGCCTCGCGGTTCTCGGGGGTGATGGAGCGCGAACGGCACCACTCGTCGAGGCAGCCTGTGAGCGACACGGTGCGGGCGGCGAGCAAATATACGCACGAGTTCCAAAGGTCGAGCGTGAAAAGGGCGGCAATGGCGGAGCGCAGCTCCTCGCGGCCGCGCCGTGGCAGGTGGTTGTAGATGGCGGGGGGCTTGCCGCGTACCACAGGGGCGGCGATGCGGGCGACGGCCTCTTTCGATTGATTCGATTGATTCGATTTATTCGGGAGAAGCGGGCTTTTCGATTTTCTCGATTTATTCGATTGAAGCGGGGGCTTCGCGAGGTGGCGGGCGATGATGGCGTTCTCAAAAGAGCTGTTGGGGAAGCGGGCGGGGTCGCCCATGCGCGAGGCGAGCCACTGGCGAAGGTAGGGGGGCAGGGGAATGGTGAGGATGAGCATGGGCTTTTGGGGGCTTTCTTTCGATTGATTCGATTTTCTCTACTCTCTCGATTAAATCGTTGTCTCGATTTAAAAGATTGATTCGATTTAATCTATTGAATGCAAAAATAGCGTTTTAACAGAAATAAGGAAGTTGAAGGGAATTATTTAGCCTTATTTTTCACTAACAGAGTTTAAAATTGGGGAGCGCGTTTATTTTTCTGAGAGAAAAAGGCGCATTGGGTGACTACACTGACTACAACTGACTACAAGGGGTGTTTCGCTTGATTTTCAATAAGGAGGGGATGACTACAAAGGGCGAAAAATGTAGTCAGTGTAGTCAGAGGGGCGGTTTTTGGGGGTTGGTTGTAGTCAGTTGTAGTCAGTTGTAGTCACCCCCTGACTACAAGTTTTGCTTCCCTTTTTTTTTTGATATTCAGATGTTTATTATCTTTTGTAGTCAGTGTAGTCAGTGTAGTCGGCGAAACACCCCCCCGCACAAGAAAAACGTTTCTTCGAAAATTAGGCTTCGTTAACGTGGGATGCTTGAGCGCGGGGGGGCGGCGGCGCGGGCTTTTCCGATTGAAACGATTTCCCCGATTATCTCGATTTAATCGTTGTCTCGATTTAAACGATTTTTTCGATTGATTCGAGAGAACGCGGGGACGGGAAAAAGATGACGTGTAGTTTTGATTACATGACGTGTAATGCTGACTACATGACGTGTAAGGGAAATTACATGACGTGTAATGAGGGGGGCGGGGCTTCCTTTCGATTGATTCGATTTTCTCGATTTATCCGATTGGACGCGGGGTGCGGGCGGGCAAAAAAAACGGGGCGGCCTCGCATCGCTGCGGAGCCGCCCCCCGGACTTAAAACCTAACAAAAGAAAGAGGTATTTCTGAAAAGAACAAGTTTTTTTTTCGGGGGGGCTTCTTTCGATTGATTCGATTTATTCGTGAGAAACGGTTTCGCGATTGATTCGATTTATTCGATTTATTCGTGAGAAACGGTTTCGCGATTGATTCGATTTATTCGATTTATTCGTGAGAAACGGTTT